ACTTCTGAATTTTGAGCCAGAGGGGCGTATGACACCCCTTGCATCCGGAAGCCTATCGGCTATGTCTTGGTTGGTCAAGTCAATTGGGAGACATGCGCTTACGTCGCCCGGTACGTCCTCAAGAAAGCCTCTGGCCCCGAGGCCGATGTCTACCAGACGTTTAATATCGACCCGGAGTATGTCGACATGTCCCGCCGCCCTGGTATTGGCCGTCAATGGTATGACGATCATCCCGAGTGCATGGAGTATGATACTATCTCTATCTCCACCCCAGATGGTGGCCGTAAGATTCGTCCCCCTAAGTATTTCGATAAGCTTTTTGATTTGGAACAACCTGAGGTGATGGCTGAGATTAAGGCCAAGCGCAAGCACTTTGCCGAGGAAGGCAAGAAGGCCAAGCTGGCCCAGTCTACCATGACCTACGAAGAAATCCTTGAGACCCAGGAGCGCGTGCTCCATAACCGTATAAAAAATTTGAGAAGGGAGTTGTAATCATGGCTCGAAAAATGAAGCGCTCTCAGGATAGGCAGGTTTTTCGCCACACCGCCGTCAATTCCAAGCGTATCAACGTGAACCCTAAAATCTATCGCGGAGGTATCAGGATGTGAATGACGAACGTGTTACCGTCTGTGTCCGGCTGAATCTCGATGCCGACTGTTACGAGCTGGCCGCCAAAGTTTGGCGTTCCCTCAACATGGAGCTCGATTTTTATTAGTTTCTGGCCTCGATTTTTACTAGTTTATTTTTACCAGTTTCTGGCCTTGGAGCTTCAAATCCGTTTGATTGAAATTTCTGGTTTTTTGGAGGATGATAAAAATGATGCTTAACGTTTACGCCATTCGTGACCTGCGTTCCGGTTTCTTCGGTCTCAACACTGAGCAGAATGACTATATCGCCGCTCGCAATTTTGCTAACGCCATTATGGAATCCAAAGGCGTGCTTTTTACCCATGCTTCCGATTTTCAGCTTTTCCGTATCGGCGAGTTCGATTCTGACAAAGGCGTTCTCATTCCGGCGCAGCTTCATGAGCTCATTTCCGACGGCGCGGAGGTTCTTCGCTCTATGCAGCAGAAGGAGGATGTCTGATGTTCCAGACTTGGCACCGCGATCAGGAGCATTTTTGCTCTGAGCCCGGCTCCGGCGAAAAGATTCTCTATTCCCCCGAGTTCGACCGCTCCGGCGTTATGACCCTCAAGGAGAGTGGCAAGGAAGACTTCTATGCCTTCATTCAGTCCCACAAGGATTCTGTTGACCTCCATAAAATCATGGACAGGTTCAATGCCGGTGATACTGCCGCCCTGCAAAAGGTGCAAGGTATGTTTGGTGATTTCAGCCAGATGCCCCAGACCTATGCCGGGTTGCTCAATCACATGATAGAGGCCGAGCAGACTTTCATGAGCTTACCCCTTGAAACCCGTGAGAAGTTCGGCCAATCTTTCCACGCCTGGCTCGCTCAGGCAGGCTCTGAGAGCTGGTTAGAGGCTATGGGTATGGTTACACCCCCCGCCTCTCAAAATCCCGCTGGTGAGCCTCCTACGGCCTCCCAGGGCCATTCCAGTGAAGGAGGTGATGCATCTACCCCCGCCCCAGCCTCACCCGCTGGTTAAATTTCATATTCCTGACATTGGCTGAATCTGATTAAAGCAGCCTACACGGCCGCCCTGGCCGTGTGAACAACAGAGAGCGAGGGGCCCCATGGGCCCCTCCTTTTGAACAACCGTTACAGACTGGAGGTATTAACTTGTCTCGCAATGAAAATACAAGATTTGCTCTTAATCCTACTAACCTTGATATTGCTCGTAGCACTTTTCGGCGTGACCATAGTGTTAAACTCAGTTTCAACGTTGGAGACGTTATCCCCTTCTATGTGGATGAAGTTCTTCCCGGCGATACTTTCCAGGTGAAGACATCCATGGTTGCCCGCCTGCAAACTCTGCTCACCCCCATGATGGATAATCTCTACTTGGACACCTATTTTTATTTCGTGCCCAACCGTATCGTATGGCAGCATTGGCGTGAGCTCATGGGCGAGAACACTCAGTCCGCCTGGATTCCTTCCGTGGAGTATTCCGTGCCCCAGGTGACTGCGCCCTCTGGTGGCTGGTCTATTGGCTCCATTGCTGACTACATGGGCATCCCTACTGGTGTTGCCAACCTCTCTGTTAATGCCCTCCCCTTCCGTGCCTACGCCCTCATCATGAATGAGTGGTTTCGCGATGAGAGTCTTTCTGACCCCCTCAACATCCCTGTGGATGATGCTACCCTCGCAGGTTCCAACGGTACAAACTATATCACCGATGTTGTCAAAGGCGGTATGCCCTTTAAGGCGGCCAAGTTCCATGACTATTTCACCTCTGCCCTTCCCGCTCCGCAGAAAGGCCCTGATGTAACCATTCCTGTTTCTCAGGGTGCCAATCTTCCGGTCGTTGCCCTTGATACCTTGGTGCCTTCCCCCGGCACTCAAACTTTGCGTATGGTGCAGCAGACGTATAACAAAAATAATTTCGGCCCTTATGTCGGCGTGCAAGGTTCTGGTTCGTCGACTGAGTATGGCCTTGAGGCTCGAGCTACCGCTCCTTCTCCCACCTCTGATTTTATGCCTGTCATTCCGTCTAATCTTTGGGCGATTGATGATGGCTCCGTTTCCGCTGCCACTATTAATCAGTTGCGCATGGCTTTCCAGATTCAGAAGCTTTACGAAAAGGATGCAAGAGGAGGTACTCGGTATATTGAAATTCTCAAGTCTCATTTTGGCGTTACCTCTCCCGATGCTCGCCTCCAGCGTCCTGAGTATCTTGGCGGCAACCGTATACCTGTTAATATCAATCAGGTTGTCCAGAATTCCGCGACCCAGGCTGATGGCACTCCTCTCGGCGATACTGCCGCTTTCTCTGTTACTACTGACGTTCATGGTGATTTTATTAAGTCCTTTGTTGAGCATGGTTTTGTGATCGGTATTATGGTTGCTCGCTATGACCATACCTATCAGCAGGGCCTCGAACGTTTCTGGTCTCGTCGTGACCGCCTGGACTACTATTTCCCGGTTTTCGCCAATATCGGTGAGCAGCCTATTCTGAACAAGGAAATTTACGCCCAGGGCACCGCCCAGGATGATGAGGTTTTTGGTTATCAGGAAGCCTGGGCCGATTACCGTTACAAGCCGTCCCGTGTTGCCGGTGAGATGCGTTCTAAGGCTCCGGCCTCTTTGGATGTCTGGCATCTTGCCGATGAGTATACCCAGCTTCCTAAGCTCTCCGATGCTTGGATTCGTGAGGATAAGACCAATGTTGACCGTGTACTTGCTGTTACAAGTTCTGTGTCTAACCAAATGTTTGCCGACCTCTACGTCCAGTGTAAGGCTACTCGGCCTATGCCTATGTATAGTATCCCTGGCCTTATCGACCATCACTAAGAGGTGAGATTATGGCTATGAATTCGGCTAAGTCGGCCTTGACTACTGCCTCTCCTGGTGCTATTGTAAGACCAGGGTCTCTTGATAAATACCGACTTAACACTACCGGATCTATAACTGGCGCTCTCCAAGGTATTGCGGGCAGCAATACCGCCGCCAGCGCTCAACAGGCAGAAGAACTCCGGAAGTGGCAGGAAGCGCAGTACGAAACCATGCGTCGGTACAACAGTCAAGAGGCCCAAAAAAATAGAGATTGGCAGGAGCGTATGAGCTCCACCGCCCATCAACGAGAGGTGCGTGACCTAATTGCTGCTGGCCTTAATCCCGTTCTTTCTGTCACTGGTGGTAGCGGTGCCGCTGTTACTTCTGGCGCATCGGCTAGCTCCGGTGCCCCGTCCGGTGCTATGGGCAGCGTTGATAATAGTGCCACTGGTGCTATTGCTGGCTTGTTTGGGAGTTTGCTTAGTTCTTTTTTAAGCCTTGAGGGCACCCGTGTTTCTGCTCAGTCTAATCAGGCTATCGCGGATAAATATACGGCTATGTCCAAATATACTTCCGAACTTCAGGCACAAACTCAGCTTAATACGGCTACTATTTCTGCCGCTGTCCAACCGGATTGTACCGTCCAACATATCCACGATACGTTTCACTATCGA